TTCGCCCGCCTTGTCGCGCGGATGCGCCACCTTCGTTGGGGGTTCGGGCCGCTTGGGCGCGGCAACCGGGGTGAACCGGCGCGGCGCCGGGGCGGCGGTGGTGCAGGTGGCTTTGTTGATGGGGACACTTATGTTTATTCAGGAACAGCCTATACCGTAACTGTTGGGGCAGGTGGTTCTGGTCAAACATCAGCCACTTTTCCAGATGCTTGCAACGGTGCAAATTCCGTGTTTGGGAACATTGTTGCTTATGGTGGTGGTGGTGGTGCTGGTTATCGTGGCAATTCTAACTATTTCAAAGGAGCTGCTGGTGGGTCTGGTGGCGGTGGTTGGAGTCAAGCTGCAAATGCAAACTCTATTCCTTGGGGTCAAAGTATTGGCGGACAGGGAACAAGCGGAAGCCCAGGTGCACCAGGAGGTTCTTATGCTGAATCAGCCGGTGGTGGTGGTGGTGCTGGCGGTGCTCCAGCTTATTTTAATAGCAATGCGACTGCAGGTAATGGCGGAGCAGGTCGAGTTTGGTTAAATGGCACAACTTATGCAGGTGGCGGTGGTGCAGGTGCTTCTAACTATGGGGCATCACAACAAGGCACAGGCGGTGCAGGTGGTGGCGGTAATGGTGGTGCAGGTTATTACACAACTGCAACAGTTGGAAGTAATGGTACAGCAAATACAGGCGGTGGTGGCGGTGGTGGAGGTGGTTCAACGGGTGCAATGGATGGTGGTAATGGCGGTTCAGGTATTGTTATTATTCGTTACGCTGGTTCACAAAAAGGTTCAGGCGGTACTGTAACTTCTAGTGGTGGCTATACTTATCATACATTTACAACTTCAGGAACATTTACAGCATAAGAAAGATTTAAATGGCACATTTTGCAAAAGTAGAAAATGGTTTAGTTACAGATGTACTTGTTGTTACACAAGAAGCAATTGATTCAGGTGAGTTTGGTTCACCTACTTTGTGGTTTCAATGCTCATATAACACGCATGGCGGGGTTCATTATGGTTCTGATGGTCAACCTGATGGGTTACCTGCATTAAGAAAAAATTATCCTGCTATTGGATGGAGTTATAGCACAGAATTAGATGCTTTTATTTCACCACAAACTTATCCATCTTGGGTTTTAAACACGGAAACTTGTTTGTATGAACCGCCCAAACCGCAACCTGAATGTCCTTATCCTAATAATCAATATGTTTGGGACGAAATAACATGGAACAAAACGGGTAATGGTTGGGTTTTAAGATACCCACAATAAAGTAAAAAACGGATTGGCAAACTTTAATTAACATTGGTTGGTTTTGTCAATTAGTCACGAAGATTCAACAACAAGCACAGGTAAGTGCTGAAGAGAAACCTACGGAGTAATAAAGAATGACCACTGACAACGGTGTAGATCTATACAAATATGGAAAACTAGTTGCACAAGTTGAAGCCATGGAAAAGAAGATAGATAAGCTTGAAGCTGGTATGGAAGAACTACTAGAACTAGCCAATAAATCTAAAGGTGGATTTTGGATGGGAATGGTAATTGCTTCTGGTGTTGGTGGTCTTATTACTTTTATAACAAGTCACTGGGGAAAATAATATGGCAACTAAAAAACAAACAGCTAAAATCGGTAAAGTAATGCATGAGTTTAAAACAGGTACTTTACACTCAGGTAAAGGCGGTAAAGTAGTTAGTAATCCTAAACAAGCTATCGCTATTGCTATGTCTGAAGCTAAAATGAAACCTAAAAAGAAGAAATAAAGCTTGACTTTTTAAATAAAGTATGTTATAATATAAGCTAAACTAGGATAATTATAATGCAATATATTCAACTTGTCAATAGTGTTTTACGTAGACTGAGAGAGTCAGAAGTCTCCTCAGTTACTGATAATTCATATTCAAAACTTATTGGTGACTTTGTTAACGATGCTAAAAGGCAAGTTGAAGATGCTTATAACTGGAACTCGTTATCAGATACTTTAACAGCTACTACAGTTGCAGGAATCTTTAACTATGTATTGCAAGGTTCTGGTCAACGCTTTAGAATGATTGATGTTATTAATGATTCTAAAGACTATGTATTAAAGAATGCTACTACTGCTTATATGAATAGATTGTTCTTGGTTACTAATGGTAATTCAGGACAGCCTATGTATTATAACTTTAACGGTACAGACGCTAATGGAGATACTCAGGTAGATATTTACCCTATCCCTGATGCTGCTTATAATATTAGATTTAACATGATCTTACCTCAGTCTTTGTTGTCTAACAATGCTGATGTATTAAAAGTTCCTCATGAACCTGTCATCTATTTAGCTTATGCAAAAGCATTGGCAGAACGTGGTGAAGATGGTGGTCTAGCTTCTAATGAAGCATATGCTTTATATAAACAATCCTTATCAGATGCTATTAGTTTAGAATCTGGTCGTTATATTGAAGAACAAGAATGGGTTTCTAACTAATGTCAGAAGCTCTATTAACAGGTTCAATTGCTGCACCAGGGTTCTTTGGTTTAAATACTCAAGATTCTTCTGTACAGTTATCTTCTGGTTTTGCACTAGAAGCTAATAACTGTGTTATCGATCAATATGGTCGTATCGGTGCTCGTAAAGGATGGACTAAAGTTAATTCATCTGCTTTTAACTCTAGTCATGTAAAAACTATTCATGAATTTGTTAAAGCTGATGGTAACTTAACATTCGCTGCAGCTAATAATAAGATCTATGGTACATTACCAGGTACTTCTACTTATGCTGAGTATCCTGTTGCTAATACACATTTCTATACAGGTACTTATGTACAAGCAGGTACTACAGTTACTGTAACTTCTGTAGATAATCATGGTTTAAGTATTGGTGATTCTATTTATTTCGATGCTACTAGTGGTGCAGGTGTAGATGGATTTTATGCAGTTTCTACAACTCCAGGTGCTAAAGTATTTACATTTACTGCTGGAACAAGTCAAACAGCATCTGGTAATTGTTTAGGTATTGATATACTAACATCTTACACTATTTCAGATGACAATTGGCAAATAGCTGCAATGCCTTTAGGAACTGGTTTAACAGCTTCTTCTCATGCTATATGGGTTCAGTCAGGACATAAGCCTTTAGTGTTACATAAGCTAGGAACTGCAGCTCATTCACACGTAGATGGCTATGGTTTTCAGCGTCTTGGAGATGTCGCTACTAACTTACCTACTGGATATACTGTAGATACATTTAAACCTAGCTGTGCTATGTATGCTTATGGTAGATTATGGGTTGCTAATACTGATCCTACAGATACTCAAACAGTATACTTTAGTGATCTACAGAATCCTGGAGTATGGACTACAGGTACAGCAGGTAAACTAGATATTAGCACAGTTGTTCAAACAGGTGAGCCAATTACAGCAATTGCTCAGCATAACAACTTCTTAGTAATCTTTACACCTAACAATATTGTAACCTACTCAGGTGCTAAAGATCCTTCTACAATGACTCTTGTAGATATTATTACAGGTGTTGGTTGTATTGCTAGAGACACAGTTCAATCAGTTAGTGGTACAGATATTCTATTCTTATCTTCTACTGGTGTTCAATCTTTACAACGAGTTATCCAAGAGAAGTCTTTACCATTTAGAGATGTATCTAAGAACGTACGAGACTCTTTAATTAATCTAGTTAATGGTGAAGTAGCTGCTGATATTAAAGCTATCTACTATCCTACAGATGCTCACTATTTATTATCATTGCCTAGTTCTGGATTTACTTATTGCTTTGATACAAGAGGTGTATTAGAGAATGGTGCAAGTAGAACTACAGTATGGAAACAAATTAATCCTACAGCTTTCTGTGTTACTTATGATAAGAAATTGTATGTAGGGCAGGTAGGGTATATTGGACACTACATAGGATATCTTGATAATGAGACCTCTTATCGTATGTCTTATTACACTAACTATTTTGATTTTGATAATCCTACAACTATTAAAATTCTTAAACGTATTAATATTGTAGCTATTGGTGGATCAGCTCAAGCTATTGCATTTAAGTGGGGATTTGACTACACAAGTAACTACAATGCAGGTACAGTTGTTCTTGATACTGTAAGAGCTTATGAGTACGGTGTTGCTGAATATGGCATAGCAGAATTCTCAAATGGTATTGCTCTTGATAATGCACAAATTCAAGCAGGTGGTTCAGGTAAAGTAGTTCAACTTGGTTTTGAATCTGATATTAACAACAATCCTTTGTCTATTCAGAAGATAGACTTTGGTTTAAAAAATGGAAAAATATTAATAGGATAACAAATGAGTAACTACGTAAAATCAACTAACTTCACAACTAAAGATACTCTTCCTTCAGGAAATGCTTCTAAGATTGTTAAAGGAACTGAACTAGATACAGAGTTTAATGCTATTGCTTCTGCAATTAGTTCTAAAGCAGATACAGCATCTCCTGCTTTCACAGGATCTCCTACAGCTCCTACAGCTACATCAGGAACTAACACAACACAATTAGCTACTACAGCGTTTGTTAAAGCTTCAACAGATGCTTTAAGTCTAGGAACTATTGCTACACAGAATGCCAATGCAGTAGCTATTACTGGTGGTTCTGTAACAGGAATTACTGACTTAACAGTAGCTGATGGTGGTACTGGTGTATCAACTATTGCTGCTAATGCAGTTGTTCTTGGTAATGGTGCTTCTGCTATTCAAACAGTAGCTCCAGGAACAATCGGTAATGTATTAACTTCTGACGGTACTACTTGGACATCAGCTACGGCAAAAGTATTGACAAGCGGAACTGCTCAAGCTTCAACATCAGGTACTTCTATTGATTTTACAGGTATTCCTAGTTGGGCTAAGAGAGTAACTGTGCTATTTGCAGGTGTGTCGATGAGTGGCTCATCTAACCCATTAATTCAAATAGGTTCTGGCTCTGTCGCAACTACTGGATATGTTAGTACATCTAGTGGCTACGATAACGCAGCTCCTACAGGCGGTACTACAGCTACTTCAACAGCAGGTTTTATTATCGCAAGAACAAACGCATCAGATGTTATCTCAGGTCATATTGTTATTAGTTTAATCAATCCCTCAACAAACGCTTGGGTAGCTACAGAAATTACAAAAAACTCAAGTATTGTTACATTGGGTGCTGGAGATAAAATACTAAGTGGTACATTAGATAGAGTTCGTATCACAACAGTCAACGGTACAGATACTTTTGATGCTGGTTCAATTAATATTTTATACGAATAATGGTAAAGACACCAGTAGTATCTACTGATGACTTTGTAATATATCTTGAAGAAGATAATGGTTTTACATTCATTCACTGTGATGTTTTAACTAGATGGACAAAGCAAGTTAAGCAACACTTAATGAATAAGTTTACTGAGTTAGCGTCTGGAAAAGAACTATATGCTTTACATACACCAGAGGATAGTAAACATGAGAAGTTTCTTAAAATGTATGGATTTTCATATCTACAGAAATTAAAAGGACTAGACGGTAACAATTATGACATTTATGTTTGGAGATAAAAATGGGAATTGAAGCAGCTCTTATAGGTGGAGGTGCTGCACTTTTAGGCAGTGCTATGTCAGGCAATGCAGCTAAGTCTGCAGCTAATACATCAGCGAATGCTCAGATTGCATCGTCACAGATAGCAGCAGATGCTGCTAAGTTTAGACCAGTAGGAGTTACTACTTCTTTTGGTAAGTCTAATTTTGGCTTCAATCCTGATACAGGTTATTTAGAGTCTGCAGGATATACTTTAGATCCTAGACTTCAAGCACTACAGACAGGATTGCTAGGTAATTATGGTGGTCAGTTAGCTGCTGCTCAAGGACTAGATACATCTGCTTTGACTCAAGGCGGTACGTCTTTAATGAACTTAGGTAATCAGTACATTGCTACTTCTCCTCAACAAGCTTCTTCTGATTGGTTAGCTGCTCAACGTAATTTATTAGCTCCTGGAAGAGAACAGCAATTAGCCAATCTTAGAAATGCTAACTTCCAATCAGGTAGAGCAGGTTTAGCTACTGGCGGTACAACTACTGGTATGATGGCTACTAACCCTGAAATGGCTGCTTACTACAATGCTGTAGCTCAGCAAGATGCTCAGTTAGCTGCTCAAGCAGATCAATACGGTATGCAACGTACTCAGTTTGGTCAAGGTCTTCTTGGTGGAGGTGCTAATATTCTTGGTACAGGTTATGGCTTACAGACTCAAGCATACTCTCCATTGATGACTACACTTGGTTTAGGTTCTACTATCGAACAACTAGGTCAATCACCTTTAGATATTGGTGCTCAACTAGGTGGTAGAACTGCAACTGCAGGTGCTAACGTAGGTCAATCATTATTATATGGTGGTTTATCTGCTGCTAAGACTCAGCAAGCTGCTAATGCTATGAGTCCTGTTGGATCTGCTTTAAGCGGTATTGGTAGTACAATTGGTGGTTTAAACTATGGTGCTCCTAAAACAGGACAGACTACAGGATGGTTTGGTCAGACTATAACTGATCCTACTTATGGTGCAGGGACAGCATATAGCAATATGACTCCTTGGGAACAATCTAACATGATGGAATATGGACTATAATTATGGCTGATAATACAATGGGAATATTCGGTATGTCTCCTGAGACTGTACAACAACAACTAAGAGCACAGGATGAAGCTAAAGCAATGGCTTATGCTAAACTAAATCCTATGGAACAAGCTGCCTTTGGTATGTATAATGTAGGTCAGCAAGTTGGTAGAGGTGTTGGTGGTCTATTTGGAGGTGTTGATCCTGCAGTAGCTCGTGCTCAAGGTATGCAAGATCTATCTAGAAGTATTGCTGCTTCTGGAGTAGATCCTAGCGATCCTAGTAAGTTCTTCCCTGCAATGATCAAGGAAGCACAAGCTCGTGGTATGTCTGATTTAGTTATGCCATTGATGAAACAATATCAAGATACTATGGATAAGTTAGCTACTGCTGAATACCATAGAGCTATGGCTGAGAAAGCACGTACTGATAAGTATGAAACTAAGCTTGATCCGTTTGGTCGCTTTGCTATTAAGACAAATGTACAGACAGGTGAGATGTCTACAGTTCCTCTAAGTGCTCTACCTAGTGGTACTCCTACTGCTCCTGGAACTCCTGCTCCTACTGCTGTACCTTCTACTCAGATGTTTATCTATGAGAATGGAAAACTAGTTAAGAATCCTAATTACAAAGGCTAATAATGGCTGATTTAATGGAAGTCGAAGTACCTGTCTTTGGAAAGATGGTTGTTCCTGTAGGTACTAATCCTGATGAATTAATGGCTGCTATTGGTCAACAGTATGGAGTTGATGTCACTAAGACTCAGACTCCTATGCAATCCTTTGTAAGAGGATTAGAACGTGGAGTAACAGGTACAACTCGTGGTGTTGGTCAGGTAATGACTAAAGTATCAGGACAAGAACGTACAGCTCCTGCAGAAGATATTCAATACGATGCTGCAGGTAATGTTATCTCTGGCGGTACTGCTCCATCTGTACAAGAAGTAGCTACTAAAGAATCTGCTCAGAATGCTGACATTCGTAAAGAACTAGAATACGAAATCAATAAGCTTCATGGTAACAAAGGTGCTTCTTATGCAGGTTATATTCTAGGTACTCTAGCTGATCCTGCTAACTTAATTGGTGGATTAGGAAGCCCTACAGTTAAATCTTTAATCGCTGAAGGTGTTATCACTGGTGGTGTACAAGGATTCTTTGATCCTAACTATAGCGATGATACATGGACTAATAGACTTATCTCATCTGCAGAGACTGCTGTAGGTGCAGGTGTGCTTGGTGGTCTTCTTGGTAAAGGAATGAAGAAGCTAGGATGGATCGAGAAAGAGACTCCTGTTCCAGTTCCTAAGGCTAATGAAACAGTCGTAGGAGACACAGCTAAGGTAATGGATGAAGGTATTGTTCCTACAAGAACTGAGCCTAAAGTTGCTGATGAAGTAGTTCCAACTGCTGAGACTAAGGCAGAAGAATTAGTACCTACTCAATTAGGAGATAATGCTTATAACGCTTCTCTTCCTAAAGACTTAAGTAAATCTGCTCCTCGATTCGGTCGTGATGTGGTAAGTTTTGAGTCAGACTTAGATAGAGCCTTATACATTGTACGTGATCCTCTTAAGAAATCTAAAAGAGATGCTGACTTTATGGCATGGATTAAAGAAGTCACAGGCATCGAAGATGAGATGACAATTAGAAGGCTTGGTAATGAGGTAAAACAGCACGTTAAAGACACGAAAGACTTAGGAGTAATCCCTCGTACTAGCTTATCTTTTGACGTTCCTGTGAAGGCTGTGGACATGCCTACAGCTCCTTTCGTTGGAACTACAGGTAAACTTGATGCAGGTATAAATATTAACACTAATACATGGAATACTCTTGACAATCAATCAAAAACATGTATAATATAGGACGTAAATTACTAGAGTTTGATGCTACTGGAGTAAAACCTACTATATCTAGTGCTGAGCAAAAGCAAGCATTCGAGTTAATGAAGCAGATTGATCCTAACTTTAAGATGAACGAGATGGCTGACGTATTCAAAGGATACGCTAAAGCTATGGATAGTCTAGATAAGATCAGACCTGAAGGGTGGAAAGCTCCTAGCATGAGTGAGATTTTAAACAATAGAATCTCTCACGAAGATTTTACAGATCTTTTCAATGCAGGATTCTTTGATGGATGTCCAATATGAAATGCGATTTAGCACATTATAAGTACTTCTTACCGAAGTCTAAAGATGTACCAATGACAACTAAACAATTAGATGCGTTAAAGGATATGACTCCTGAGCGTAGATCTAAGTACATTGGCTTTAGATCTTGGTTAGATAGTCAAGATACACAGAGCCTTACTAATATGGCTGCAGTGCATCATCAGAAGTTCTCTGCTCAGTCTCAAAAGGGATGGAGTTTAGACAAGATTAATAAGTTTGCTGATGAACAAGCTGATCACTTAGTCGATAAGATTAGAGAAGTTAACGGTGATACATCAGATCCTGGTATGTTACTATTAATGAATCGTGTACGTGGTGATGTATTCAATGCTGCTGAGAAAGAGATTGTTACTAGAACATTCTTAAATAGAATGAATAATATGGATCTGTTAACTAAACAGATTGACCACGCTGTAGCTACAGGTAACGATGCTGCATTAGAAGCCTTAGCTATTGAGATGAATAAAACTGCTGCTGCAACTGCTGCCTACTTTGGTGACATTAATGCTACTTCTGCTGCTTTCAGACAGATTAAACGCATGAATGAGTCTATCAAACAAGGCAGAAGAATAGATCAGTTGTTTGAAAACGGAGGTTGTTAATGGCTCATTTTGTAGGTAATTGTCTTAAGCGTATCTCTGAAGGATTTAAACAACTCAATGCTGATCCTTACTTTGATGATGCTGCAGGTACTGCTGCTAAAGCTAAGACTTTATATAAACTAAATACAGATAATGCTGCCACTATTTGGCAAAAGCTAGACTCATATCTACGTAACTCTTATCTATCTGCTTTACCTACTCACGTAACTAACGTACTATCTAACTTAACTAAAGTTATTACTGAACCTTTTGTTACTTTTGGTACGTCTCTAACAAGCAAAGATGTTAGAATGGTAGATGCTTTACATGAAGTACAAGGAATGGCTAAGGGTTTTATTCATGCTGCTCCTAGATTCTGGAATAACTTAACTGAGACTATTGCTCAGGGAGGTCTTGGTAATATTGCAGAAGATACTGCCAGAGCCTCTTGGCATTCATCTAAAGTATCTGATATTAGATTAGTCAATCAGATTGCTACATTCCCTATTGCTTTGACTAAAGCTCTTGATGAAGGCACTAAAGCGGTGCTAGATTCTATGGGTGTTGAAGTAGCTCGTTCTAAGTTACTAAGAGATCCTCGTGTAGTGGCTTTTGCTAAGAAGACTAATCTATCAGGAGATGCTCTTAACAAAGAAGCTACTAAGTTTCTAGTTGGAGATGCTAGTGCTTTTGATCAACTAGCTAAGGTAACAGATATTGGTAAGATTCCTAAAGAGATTAAGATGTGGTCTGACTATAACACATACAATAATCCATTGGGTAATTCATCTATTGACAAGGTTGCTAAAGCAGTTGAAGGTATGCGTGAAAAGCTTCCTGTTATCGGTACATTGTTAGTTCCATTTATTAAAGTTCCTTTGAACGTAGCTAAAGAAGGTGCTAGTTATGTTCCAGGTATTGGTCTACTAAGAATACCTAATGCTATTGCTGAGGCTAAAAGAGCAGGTGAATTAGCTACAAGCATTAAAGGTAAGCTATTAGACGCTAAAAGAGAATACAGTGCTATCTCTAAAGTAGGTGCTGATTGGGAACAAGAAGCTGCACTAGCTAAGATTGAAAAGTTACAAGGTGATCTTAATAAGACTCTAGCATATCAACAGTATCAAAAAGAAATGCCAGCTCGTTTCAGAGCACAGCAAGCTATTGGTGTAGGTTTAATGGCTTACACTTATTCTCTTGCTAACTCAGGTAACATGACAGGTCACTTCAATGATCCTGGTGAAAGAGCTAGAATGCAAGCTGCAGGTATTCCTCCAATGTCTGTAAAGATTGGAGATCAGTGGCATAGCTATGAGAAGATTGAACCATTCGCTACTATCATGGGTACTATGGCTGATTGGTCTGCTCATGAAAAAGCAATGAAGAGAGAAGGTAAATCTTTGATGGATGTTGAGACAGCTAAGAAAGTACCTCAGATCCTAGCTGATAATATCTTTAATAAGACATTCACTGAAGCTTTGTTTAAAGTATCACAAGCTATTGCACAGCCTGAAAGATATGCCTCTAACTTAGCAGGTATTCTTAATCCTGTCGTTCCTTCTGCTGTAGCTCAAGTTGCTCAACTTCAAGATCCTACTAAGAGAGAAACTAAAGAAGGATTGATGAGTCCTGTTAATGCACTACAAGCTCGTATCCCTGGCTTACGTGAGAAGCTACCTGCTAAGATTGATATCTTAGGTGAGCCTATTAAACAATTCGCTACAACTGCTGAAGGTATTATAGGTAAGAATCCTTTTGTTGGTACTCCTGCTGCACAAACAGGTGTTCAACAGATCGTGGCTAATCCATATCTACAAGTTAAAGATATGGCTACTAAAATTCATGGTGTAGAACTAGAACCTAAAGATATCGAGATGCTTAAGCGTGATGGTGGTAAACAAGCTCTAAGTATTCTACAGACTCTAGAGAATGATCCTTCATTCAAGGCTCAAAATAGACCAATGCAAGCTGCTATTGTTAAGAAAGTATTCTCTAACATGCGTAACGCTGCTAGAGCAGATAGAATGACAGTAATGATGAGTGATCCAGTAACTGCTAATAAAGTTATTGAGAACATGATGAAAGCAAAAGGTTTACAAGAAGATACTGGAGAATAATCATAGATCCGATAACCGCACTAGCAGCTTTTGCTCCTTTAGCAGTTGATTTAGGTAAATCACTAATAGCTAAATATGTAGCTCCTTCTGAATTTAAACCTGCTACAATTGAGCAGTGGACTTCCATGAAGGAGATGGATCTTAAATGGTTCACTGCTTTAAACAACGCAGGAGGAACTAATCCTACTTATCTATGGGTAGAGGCTGTGGTGCGTCTTCAAAGACCTTTAGTAGCTTCTATAGCACTTGCTACATGGGCTTATACACACACTATAGGAGTAGTATCTCCTGATGTTGATAACTTTGCTGCAGTAATTGGGTTCTATTTATTTGGTGATCGTACTTTATTTTATACTAAACAGGCTATTAAATGAAACTACTCCTAAAGCGTATATACTTTGGAGATACCTTTACAGTAGGGCAATTATATGAAAACAGTGGGTATAGTTTAGCTCCTATATGCTATACCTTAGAAGATAAGGTTAGACAGATTGAAGGTGTTCCTGTTAAAGAATGGAAAGTACAGAATGAAACAGCAATCCCTAGAGGACTCTATGACGTATCTATTACCTTCTCAAATAGATTTCAATCCAAGCTACCTTTACTCAACAATGTTGATGGGTACGAGGGTGTTAGAATTCACTCAGGTAACAGCTCTTCAAATACTGAGGGCTGTATCTTGGTAGGTATGACTTGGGATGGTCACAGCGACTGGATAGGATCTAGTAAAGTTGCCATGAGTTCTTTAATGCCTCTCATTGAAAACTCTACTAGTCCTGTCACAATTCAGATTACTTAAACGTAGTGAATAGCAAGCGGATAAAACCTAAGTCAATTACTACATAGACTGAAACATCATCCTCTCCTGCGTCTTCACCATTCACATACTCAACACCAAAGCATAGTCCTCGGATAATACTCATTTCAATACTCATAGTTTATTCTCATCTAACTTATGGTCACCGCACCAATCCTCTAAAAACACAACAGGGTATCCGTTCATTGTAGGAGCGTGTCGTCTACATCTTCCTAGAGGTGTTGAAACTACTGGTTTATCTGCGTCTTGTGCTTTTATTGAAAACCACATACAACTTTGACATTTCATTTGATTACTTCTGTGAATCCACTTATCTGCGTTACTCATATCTTTCTCCTTATTAATCACTATCTTGTAATTTAAAACGTCCTGCATGGAACTTAGCATGGCAATTACGACAAAGGACAACACATTTCTCTGCTTCTTTTAAGAATGTTTCATACTTTCCTAATCTACTAGGGTCTTTCTCTTTAGTAGTAGGATCAAGATGATGCATATCTAAACAAGCAGAATCGTTTTCTCCGCAAGTCATACAACCTCGTTCAGCTTTCCAGTCATTTATAAGTTGTCTTTGTTTTATAAAGTAACCGTTAGCTTTCTCTTTGTTATTATCTCGCCACTTCTTAGCGGTTAGATTACAACAAGATTTACAAGCTGATCTAGGCTTACTATGAAAAGCCCCGAAGGGCTTCTCTAGTTTACACATACTACAAGTCTTCAAATCTCGCACCCTCCTGCGGTGCAACTCAAGGTCTGAACACCTTCCACGTTATCATCGTACTCTTTGAAATTATCCCAATCAATACTATCAGGCTGCAATAACTTCAAGTTGTTGTACTGCTCTTCAGTACACTCTTCATAAGGTGCTTGACGATATGTACCACCATCATAAGGCAGGAATGATACTCCTGTTACCTCATCAAAGTGTTCATATACCCAAGCTCCAACTTCCATCCATTCATGCTCTTTAACACTGATAGTTACTGATGGTTTATGTTCACAGTAGTGACGTTGAAACAATAACCATAACTTCAAGTGTTGCAAAGCAGATAACTTTTCCCTTAGTAATGCACCATCAGCTACCTTTACAGGGAAACTGAATACAGTCGTTGAATCAGGTTTCATCACACATGGTTCTGCAACAAAGCCAGACTGAATCATAAACTGTGTTAAAGGGTCTTTATTATCAGCTCGTACCCTACGCACATAATATTTACTATGCTGAGGATGTATGCCACTCGCAGTACTACATAGCTGAGACACAGTTCCTTCTGGTTTGATTGCAGTGACTGCAACACTTTGATTGATACCAACAGCAGCAGCAAATTCACAATTAGTACTAATAGCCACATCTCTTAATTTCTCCAATCGAGCAGGTAGCTCTTTATCATCCGGATTATTTAACAATGCATTGTCTAGGATACCTGTCATTGATACGCCTAGTAATGCTTCTTCTTCAGTATTCTTCTGCCAAATCTTACGCAAGTAAGGGAAGTTAGTTAGCGTTGCTTGAAACGTTCCAAGAATCGTAGCCAACTTAATCTTACGTTCCAGACTATCCATAGTATCGTCACTACGCACAATGCAAGAGGATAGATTACAGAACTGATAAGGGCGAAGAATGATTTCACTGCAAGGGTTCGTACCAAAGTCGTAAGTACTGTCTCTTCTACCATTCTTAGCTGCTTGTTTCTGTGATGCATCACGATTAAAATACCTCTCTCACCTGAATGTGATTCATAAATACTAGTCCACTCTCGCATGAACTGACCGATGCTAGGTTTCTCTGAGTAAGTAGCTGAGTTATTAGCTAATGCTCGTTGACCTTGACCATCCCACCAGTTACCTGCTTTAGCATGTGCCATCTGATCATCGCCTAAATCAGACAATGAAATCATTGCCGACCTGCGTACACCGCCCACGACAACAACCTCCCCGATCTTACACAAAATATCATGGCATTCCAATGAAGACAGTTTTCTCCCTGTACTTCCCTTGAACTTACTAATAACAAATTTGAATAAGTCCTCAAGAGGCTTAGCTCCCGATGCTCTCCCACCAAAAGTTTTAAGTCTTGCACCTGCAGGTCGCACCTTGGACAAATCGAACTTTGGAATTTCGCCAGAGTATAGTAAAGCCAATAGTTGTCGCAACGATTTAGCCCACCCTTCTTTACTGTCAGAAACAGAAATAGTAGTCTCGCTATCAAACAACTTATCAGGTACTTCAGGTAACTGCTTAACATACTTCTGCTCCACTGAGAAACCTACACCAGTACCACATAACAAGATATACATAGCTTCATCGAATGCTTTAGGATCATCGATAGGTAGATATGAGCAGTTAAATGCTGCCACATTCTGACGCTCCAATGCTGCACCTGCTGTCATAATAGCTCGCATACTTGGTACTACATCTAAGTGAACTACTGCATCTTCTAACTCAGCACGTAGCTCAGGTGTTAGATCATAGTTGTTCTTCTCTTTCAAGTTCTTTGTCATGAAGTCAAAGTAACGTGCTACTGTTTCCTTCCAATGCTCACGTCTACCTTGATCATCTAAGTAACGACTATAGCGTGACTTAGCAATGAACGTATTGTAAGGTGTTAATTCATATCTACTCATAGTCTTCTTCATCTTCTCCATCATAATCAACTTCTTTCATAAGCTGATCAAATCGTTCTTCAATACGGTCTATAAACATCTCGACTAGCTCCTCTGAAGTTATGTCTAGTAACTCCAGAAGAGATAGTTCATCAAGTCGTTTCAGCCTCTCTTGTAGTTCTTGTAGCGTCAACGGATACATTATTACTTACGTTGCTTAGTCACTCTTGGTTCTACTTTGATAGGCTCTTTCTTCTTAGCCTCTTTACGAGCAGCCTGTACTTCTTCGATAAACTTAATAGCTTTATCTGTTGCCTCACGAATAGCTTTAAGCTGTGTTAATGTAGCGTTGCTTTCATCTAGCCAGGTATATAAGTTAACTGAACGATTTGTTGCAGTCTGAATAGTTAAGTCTAAATCAAAGTCATCCATAAAGATATTATTCACTGCTGAAGCAGGATCATAAGAACCTGTCAACGATACGAATGAATCATGCTCAGGGAAAAACTTATTAAAACTGATTTTCTTTTTAGTTGTTTTCTTTGTTGCCATTTGTATTCCTTTCAATTAAATATTCTAAATAATGTTTTGCTTTTTGTAGATCTTGTACACCATCTTTAAACTTCCAACGTAGCAAATATTTTAACACATTTCCTTCCCAAAAGTCAAGCTCCCACTCAGAAATAATATCCCAAGGTTGAATACCTTTCTGATAGTGAGTACCTGCTACTTGCTTACTCTTTACACTTACTGGCTCATCATCTAATTGCTTATTAAGACTAGCAAAGTATTCTTCAAGAGTAAGACCTCTAGGTTCTCCTAAGTCAGGCATAGCTACGGGACTATCATAGTGTCTGTATCCTTCTTTAATTGTCATAGTGGTTTAACTCCTACACTCTCACGTAGTTGTTTTGATCCTTGAGACCACGAACCACAGTCTCTGCATTGATAACGCTGATAAGAGCTAGTAATAGTAACAGCAGTACCACGCTTTTGTAGATGTGATGAACCACAACTAGGACACACTGCGTCATCACTGTGATGATTCCTGTTAGGATGACCCTTAATCCAAGGTAACAGTCTGTTGTAAAGTTTTTCAAGTAATACCACATCTTGTTTATTATATTCCTCCATTCGTTTCCAGGCATCTTTATCCTTGTTCATACATTTAACCCACAACTCATGACCTTCGTGAGATGTTTTACTACCTAGTCCTAATCGCTGAGATACATAGTCTAGCTTATTGCTAGGGAATCTAAACTGACTTCGTACTTGTTTTAATAAATCAATCTGCTTGTAAGGTGCAGGAGGATTCATCTCATGTAGTAAGAACTCTTTGTTCAATGTAGGCATGTCAAACTTAGTACCATTGTAGTGAACCACCGCATCTGCTGCGGAGATTAGATCGTGTATTCTCCGCAACATCTTCTTAGGTTTACTTACATGTACAGAATCAAACATAACCTCTTCTTCACCTAGCCACTTAGCAGCCCAACAAAGTACATAGGATGATTCCATCAACTGACTTAATCCTACGTTCTGTTGCCAGATACCCCATACATGTGCTACGTTAGGACTACTCTCAATATCTAATAGTAATATCTTCAAGACTTCTCCCTTGTATTATTCCAGACTTCTTCAATAACCTTCAATCGTTCTTTCTCTTTAGCCTCAGCAACAATGAGTAAGGCATCAACTTGTTTTTGTAGCTGTAAGTTTTCTACTTCAAGTCGTTCCATCCTTGCTCTCATCTGTCTGTTCTCTTGTTCTAGAGTAGCTATCTCAGATTCATAACAATGATTACCGCAGCTCATACTAACTCCTTAAAGAAGTATTCAGCATCTACGATAACTAGTGGTTTAGATCTGTTTTGCTTAATAACTACTAGAGGTTCTCCTTTACCATGAGCACAAGCTTGTTCATAGAATTTATATACAGCAATCCTAGCATTGTTCTTGCATTCGACAGTGAAAGGGAAAACTTCTCTAGCTGCAGGACTCAGTTGAATATCTTCTCCACCTGCTCCCATGCTAGTACTACGCACATCATCTAAACTCAAGTCCTTGAACTTCGATAGGATCTTGTCTCTTACCCACTTCTGAAGTTCTCTTCCTTTGTTTTTGCTGACGCTGTTTTCAAGTTTAATTTCCTTTCGTTTAAGAATCATCCTCTTGGGAAGAGTGATACTATTATTGCACATACCATGAGTGATAGTACCTGCTAATTCAATCTGCTCTTCATCCTCAAAGACAATAAACCCTATAGTCTTACAAGCTAAGTCTTCTCTCTTTGGTTCATGCCACTCACCTTGAGCAAGTGCATCTAGCCATTCAATCAAGACAAGCTTGGGGGTGACCATACCTGGTTTACTTCTCTTCTGATCCACAATAGTTGAGCGTTCTCCAAGACTCGCTCCTCGTTTCCCTCGTATGCTTCGAGTACAGCAAGATACATTTCCTTTTCGCTTTTGCATTCTTCAAGAATCCTCTTCGCTTTAACGTCTCCAATTCCCTTGAGACCAATGATATTGTCAACTCTATCTCCAGTTAATATCTGTTTATAGAAATTAAACAATGCCTCTTCTTCAGTTACATCGTAGAATAAATCCTTAACAAAGTTATAGTGATTACCTCTAATCATGTCTAGATCTTTATCAATAGTACAGATAGAGAACTCCTCAGGATCTAACTCATACGCTTTAATTCCGATAGCATCGTCTGCCTCTTGTCCTTCTACTAGCTCAAACTCCCAATCTTTTAGCAAGTACTCTCGTAGTGCGTCATAGTGCTTTGGCTTTGGTGCTTTACGATTTCCTTTGTATGGAGCAGTCTTAGCGATCTCTGTTCTAAAGTTTTGTTTTCCTGATATGTAGCCAGTGTAATCCTCAAACCCATTGAACAATAAGAGATCCTCTAAGAACTCCCTCATACGTGCTTTGGCAATTGCCTCTAAAGAATCCTCAGAAGCAAAGCCAATGCGATAGACTAAGATGTCAGCGTCTATCAGTGCAGATCTCAAAGAGCCTCTTCCTCAAGCTTAGAAAGATCAACACCTTCAGGTTTATATTCAATCAGATCAGTGATAACTAACTTCTTGATACTACCCTGAGTAAACTTCTTACCTTTAACCATCGTGTTATAAGAAGTAATAGTAGCGATAGCTTTAGAACCATTGGCAATCTTTGTATATAAAGGTTTACCTTGTTCATCTCGCTTAACCTCAGTACCATTCTCTGTCTTAACATACTCACCTAATGGTTTATCATCCTTGTCTACAGTGATGATGCAGTAGTCACGACTCTTACATGTGATGTAGTACCCTTGTGCAGGTTTCTTAACATCATCTCGCTTAGCCTCAATGCCTAACATCTCTAAAGCTTGTACAGCCTGAGCTGATAAGTTACAAAGATCTACCTGATACTTATCGCTTTGCTGACTCTTAACATAGTTAGAACACCAAAACACATCCGCTTTAATTACAACTGGTGCATTACTCATAGTTTAATTTCTCCGTTTAGTAAAGTGTACTCAATAAGTGAGTACATATATTATACCACATTTTACTGCATTGTAAATGGTTCTGGTGTATCTTCTTGAATAATTTCAATAGTATCTTCTAGTAACATTACTGCTTGTTCAGTATCTAGTCTAGAGACAACATGTAAATATCCTTCTTCATCTACACCAATGATCATTGCTACTTCTACTCCATCAGGTAAGTTCATGGTCTATGATCCGAATCTTTAAAAGCACGATAGAAGTCTGCCATATCGTGATTAGGTTCATAGGTCTTAACACTTCTTAAATAAGTATGAGCCTCTTCAAGTGACTTCTGAATCACCTCAGGTTCTTCTCCCATACGTAACATCTCTAGCATTAGCTGCTTAACTCTTGCATCCATTAATGTGTTCCTTTCACTTTATATTTATCCCACTTATTATTCCACAAACTTATATTCGTTGATTCAATAACTTCAGAAGGGATAATCCATATTACATCATTAAAGACAACAACTAACAATTCATATAAGTCTTTTGGTTTAAAGTATTTATATTTGTTTGTTAATTGTGTTCTCACTTGTAAATAAGAACGTGATCCGCTTTCATTTAAGGTAGCAGTTTTAACCTGTACTCTTTTAAAACCATCCCAATCAACTATAAAGTCTACACAAGACTGCTGAACAACAGGCATATATACTTGCATATTCTTTTCTAAGAACCATTGTGCTCCTTTTAATTCACTAACAGCACCTTTAAAATGCTCAGGATATAATCTATTATTCATCAGTGTGTTTCTCGCCAATTGTAACCAACTTTAAACTCACCATCTAAAGGACACCGCATCTCTAATACGACACCTGCATCCTTGATAGCTTGTTTACCCATTTGTCCTACTAACTCTGCCCTACTTTCTTCAACTTCAATCTGCCATTCATCATGTACGTTAGCAACGAATCCATATCTAATGTTCTGTTCCTGTAGTCTTTGATCTAGCAATACTAAAGCCTGTTTCATTACTATAGCACCTGCACCTTGAAGGAGCGTGTTAAGGGCTGCATGTTCCGACCTAACGAGTAATCTTCTACCATCAAGACCTGGGAGCGATCCCTTCGATGAACATATTTTTGCAACTTTCTCTCGTAACTCTTTAAGTTTCGGTGTATTAGATAGAAAACTATCGATGAGTCTTTGCCCTTCCTTTGCTCCACCACCAGTAATCTTCCCAATCTTGGTGCTCCCTGCCCCATAGAGGAACGCATAAATAAATGTCTTGGCTTGATTCCTTGTCTCCAACCCTGCAGCTTTTTGATTAGCTGTATGTATGTCTCCGTTGATAACCTCATTTGTATACGCATCGTCATTCATATAGTGAGCAAGCATCCTTAGTTCCAATCCTGAAGCATCGATACCTACTAACTTATATCCTTTCTCTATTGTCCAAAGAGCACGACAATCTTCGCCATACTCGCTACCAGAATTAGGTACTTGAGCCATGTTAGGGCTATGATGCGTCATCCGTCCTGTGACTGCACCATTAGTAATAACACGTCCATGTACTCTACCATCTCTACCAACTGCATCTAACCAAGAATCAATCTGACTAATCCTCTTCTGTAGAAGCAGGTACTCAGCCATTAACTTTGCTTCAGGGATTTCGCTTTCTTTGAGGGTTGTTTCGTCAACGATTGCTTGTCCTTTTTCTGTGAACCTTTTTGGTTTCCATCCTTTCTCTTGGAGTCGACTTGCAATTTGCTGTCTACTTCCTGGGTTAAAGACTTCGACTGAATCTTTGAGACGCTTTCCTGTTTTTTCTGAATATCTTTCAGTTGTTTTTGTTGGAAATACACTCTGTAATTCATTCTCAATATTGCTAAGTTTATCTTTAAGTTCTGCAATAAGCTTGATAGCAGACGCTTGATCCAACTTGAATCCGTTTTCTTCTTGCTTGCAGATGATTGCTTGGACTTGGTGCTCAAGTGTAATACTCCTTTCATTAAACCCTTGGTTTTTAAATTCACTTAATAAATATTGGTACAACTTCTTTGTTACTAATGTATCCTGAATACAATAGGTAATCATCTCCTCAGATAACCCACCATCCCAGTCTTTAAAGTCTCCTTTAAGAAACCCTAATCTCTTACCCCATGCATCTAGACTATGACCTCCCTCTAGGCTTGGATTTAGAAGTCTGCTTGACACGAGCGTATCGTACACTTGGTTCAACTTCATCGATACTTTCCAGGTCTTCTGTAGAACCTGTGAATCGAACCCTATTCCGTTGTGCATGATAATCAAACCGCAACTGTCCAAATACTTTTGTAATCCGCTTGCTTCCTTCCATACTATAACCTCATCAGTTTCTACGTCTCGTGTAACACAGCACCAAATAACATTGTGCTTACTATTGGTTTCGATATCTAGGATAATTGTTTTCATACCTATTATTATACCACATTATTTAAGGTTAATCCACAGTCCAATCTGAGCAAAAGAATATCCTAACCAAATCATTGCATTAGGTACAGATCCTTTAATCAACTGCAAGATACCTACGATAAAGTATCCTGCTCCAGTACAGCCTACAATATAATGTTCTAAACTCATTAGTCTTTTTCCTTTAAGCAAGTGCATTCACTTGGTTTACATACAGGTTTACATAGCTTTGGTTCTTCTTTCTTATTACCAAAGATAGCATCCCAATTACTATCAAACTTCTCTCTATCTTTTATTGGTCTAGGTGTATCACCTTTACCATTACCACATGGTCTATGTTTCATATCCAATGATCACTTTCGTTTCAATATAATGTTGTCCAATCTCATTATCAATATCTGCGAACACACACTCACGTCCAAAGTTACTGATATAAGGATCTCTAATCAATGTGGCAGTACTTGTTAGTGTACCTGCCACTCTAACTACAACTCTATCACCTGCTTTATAGGGCATTCTCTTCCTCTGGTAACTCTGCCATACGACCACTAGCACGACTATACAATAAACGACAAGCCTTACCTGTTATTCCACTGAATCGATTCTTAAGCACACGCACATGTGTAGTGTTACGCTCAATCATATCCTCATGCTGACCATTACGTTCAAGTCCTATCACAATATCACTTAGCTGTGCGATTGAACCTGATCCACGTAGCTGTGCTAAGGAAGTAGCTGCACCTTCTTCATGTCCTTTATCACTAGGACGTTTCAAATGTGAAACTACAAACAAACAGATGCCCGTCTCCTGTACTAGCATGCGTAGCTTAGTCATGATCTCATCTAGTGCTTTTCTTTCGTCTCCTGATTCCTGTGCAGATATAACAATCGAGACGTGATCCAAAAACACGAACTTACAATCAAGTCCTTTTGCCATGAACCTGACTCGGTTAATGATATTATCAATAGAGGTACTACCAAAATGATCAAAAGATATAATCGATCAGTGCCAAGAGTCTGTTCAAACGCATACTTTCTTTCTTCTTCAGTAGCATCACTATCAGGTAGATGCAATGGTTTATTTACAGCTAAGCTCATCAAGGATTGTGCAGTCTTCTTAACTGATTCCTCTAAGAACATAAGCCCTATGTTTTCTTTACTAGTGCACAAGATCTGCCATACAATCTCACGCAAGAACTGAGACTTTCCTAGTCCTGATCCTGCAGTTACTGTAACTAGTTCACCCATGCGGATACCATACGTCAAGTCATTGATACCTGCATAAGGGTACATCACATCAGCCTTAGCAACTGGAGCATTCACTACATCCCATAGCGTAGCACCTGCCACAATACCATCAGGTACAAACTTCTCAGCATTCCACCACTTGTCAACAAATAACTTTGAATCATTGTTAGCTAAGTAATCGCATGCATCCTTGTTCTTAGATCCATTATGATTAAACACATGAGCCTTAGCACCAAAGAGTTCTGCTACCTGGTTAGCTGCAGTCTTACCTTGCTCATCAGAATCAAAGCAGATAACAATCTTCTCAAAGCTATCTAAGTATTCATACTGAGCACGACAATCTTTCAGTGCGTTACCTGCACCATTGCGGATAGATACCACAGGGAATCGAGAGCCTGTCATTTGATAGCATGCTAATGCATCGAACTCACCCTCTACAATCGTGATAGCTTTACCACCCTGGTTAAACAACTGCTGACCAAACAACGTAGCATCAGCCCATGATCCATCAGATCTAAATGTCTTCTCAGTAAACCCTCTCTTCTTAACAGCAATAAGTTTATTGTTGTTATCATAATATGGAAAGTAAGTTGTATCTGCAGTACTTACTACACCAAACACTTCACTAGTATTCTTAGCGATACCACGCTCAGGATAGTGTACTGATACTGCATCCTCTGGAATGCCTTTAAAACTCTCTGTATTCAATTTAAAATCTTTCTTAGGGTTACGTACTACCTCATTCAATTTAACCTCACAGCGAGGTTGTTTAGTGGTACTGCAGCTAAAGCAATGTGTATGACCATCATCATATACAGTCAGAGCATCACTAGAACCACAATCTTTACATGCGACATGTGATCTAACTGGTCTAGATTTCTCTTCTAAATCAATCACTTAGATTCCTTTCTAAATTTCTCAATCAATTCATAGTAATGGCTCATCGTTTCGTTATAACCTTCTAATGCTTTCTCAGGTGTGTTATAAGTATCAGGATATACCTCACAGAATATCTCTAGAAACTTTAACCAGTTATCCAAGTCATTGTCTAACATCTTTGACTAGCATCTGCTTATGATAGTAGTCTGCAATGTCTTGCAATACAACATCCCATCCATATAATGAGACAAAGCTTGCTATATCCGACAATGCATGGTGATACATACATTGCTCAGCATCATAGTCGCTATCAAATTCTAACATCATAAAACCTTTCTTTAGAGTATATATTTATTAGATATATATTTATAAGTTAACTCTAGAATATATGTTATAGAGATATACTCTAGAGTTAAAGGGTAGCACGTATTACACTAACTGTCAAGAGGGTTATCCAAGAAATCAGGAATATCTCCCACAGAATCTTTACCATCTTGCTCATCATCAAACAGATCATATCTCTCATAGCTTAACACTTGTTTATCGATTGTAGAATAGCACTTGTTGCACATGTCCAAGTACTCCCCTGTAGTAATGTGTTTTCTTGTGCTCTCGAAGTCACTAAGATTTTTATCACAGCATCTGCATCTCATAATAAACAATCTCCCACTAATTTATAAGCCCAGGTATAAGCATCAGTCTTCTTATTAAGAACTTTATGCATAACTATTGTATCACATGTGAATCTATTGTCAAGACTGAGCAGCTTGTCACGTTCCCATTCTGTCTTAACTACCCTGAAAAGCTGTCTATCTTCGTCTAAAATCTTGTAAATCTTCATAACTTATTTTCCCCATTGATCTGCCATAGCATCGGCAATACCTTGAAATGTTTTATTCCTAATGCGTTCACGTTCTTTTGGTGAGTGCTTAGCAGAATCAGCATACCACTTTGACATACGTTTACCACTAGAGAATGTAACAACTTCTCCCTTATCTACCACATTAGTAGGTACAAGTAAAGGTAAATTCTTAAGCCATAGACAAGTAGCTTTTGTAGTCTCATGACCATACTCATAAGGCTGCACAATCTGATCAGGCTTACGATACTTAGTCGACATGATTCCAATAGGATTCTCTACTGCTATCTTGTCAATAGGTGCATTAATCAATTGCATAAAGAAGTCTATGCCTTGTTGCTGTCTACCATCCGCAATCTTCTTAGCGAAGTGACGAGCACCTGATACTGCTAAGTGGGTGCATGGAGGATGAGCAATCATTAAGTCCCATCCGTTATCCAGGATGTCAAGTACATTACCTTGATAGTGATCACCTGATGCAGTTGAATCGCATGGTTCTAAGTCACACGACATTGCATAATGCCCTCGCTTTAAGAATGCATCCCTAACTGTACCACTAAATTCACACGCTACTAGTACTCTCATTTTTACTCTCCAATAATTTAACTGACCAAGCTTGATGTGTTAAAGGTGCTTTCTCCTGTAAGAAAACCAGGAGTTCACCATACGTTTCTAATAAGCTCCAATACTTTTGCTCATAATCTACTGTTAGCAATACGTCCTCCATAAATACGCTCCAATGTGAATAATAACATAACTACTAGTGATTAGCAGCAGCCAATGTGCTTGCCTCTCATGTTTTCTATTGATCAGTTCCTCTTCCAAGAACTGCTGTCTATATGGTCTGCCAAAGTCATACATATTATACCCCCACCACGTCAATGATAGCATCCTTATCAACTGCTCTATATCCTTCTGCTTTCAAGTCGTACACGATGATAAACTTATCCTTATCTAAGGTGCATACTCCACCTTTAAGGTGCTTTTCAACACCTAATCTACCATTAAGAACTCTTACTGTACCATCTTTTTCAAGAATGTAACTGTGAAGATACGACCATTACTTTTTAAAATACGTTCTACTTTATTCATCATTTCACCTCATAATAATATTTAACTCTGCAACGAGCACCTGCTTGCGATGCATGAGCATCATGCCATACTCCATCAATTAATGCAACTGCGTGACCCTTTTTAGTGACAATAAATCTACCCTTTGGATTAGCTCTAGCGAACTGAGCGAATGTAGGCTCATCAAGTACTCTTACCATAATCTGATTAGACTTGCTTATCCATTGCAATGCTTTATTCATTGTTAGGATTGTAACACCTCTTCGTGGTTTACGACCCGCAATTTCATATGCCTTATGGATTTCCAGGTAAGGAAGATTCATTGCGAGACTTGTAGCTCTGACAGTGCAGTCATTACTTTCACGTAGATCTGTAGGTCTAGGATTAGCACTAATAAAATTCTTACTCATTGTTTTCTCCAAAATGTTCTCTATATTCTGCTTGTAATTCTCTCTCTGATAATGATTCAAAATACTCTTTCCATTCCATATACTCATCACTATCAATTCCCCAAAACATTGCCTTAAGTTCTAATAAATCATTCATTATACATTCTCCAAATATACGTCAGCCTCTCTAGGGTTCTGACTTAGTTTAATTGTACCACCATATCCGTACATGTTACCATTAGGATAGTAGGGCAGCTCAGGCTTACGATACTTAACGTATACTTTAACACGTTTTTGATATCAGACAATGCCTTCAAATCCTCCTCATTATCTAGTGTGATAGTGAATAAATACTTGTTAGATTTTCTGCCTAGTTTTCTGATCATTATCTTCTCCCTCTGTTTTTAAAAGCCTCATCATGAGCACGTAGTATATCTCCGTTACCCATCTCTGTAAGTAGGTACTCTAGAGCCTCTTGAATAACGTCTCTATTATCCTCCAAATTATTCATGTATTCCTCTAGTAATGCTTGCTCTTTCCGCTTTCTTTCATAGTCAGAAAGCTTTTGACCCTCAAAGTAATATTCCATTAATGTAGTCATAATCAAAACTCCCAATTTAAAAATTCATCACCTAGTTTAATCACTAGCTCTAAATCTGCTTTGTACTTCTCTAGTATGTCTCTGTCAGTACCTAGCTCTTCTCTAAGCTTGATAGCTTGCTTTAATTCTCTTTCTTTGCACCAAAGAGATTGTAACATCATTACTCTATGCTCTGCTGTAATTTTCATAATTTTAGCTCCCTAATCGTATCAATATTTGATTCTAAGTCTATCTCTTTCCACGTTGTGAAATCCAGGTTACCTTCGTCAAATTTTGACTGTATATCCTCCCTAGATTCTGCCTCAATCTCTGCCTCATAATAAATTGTACTTGCTACCATTACCCTATATTTTTTCATTATTCAAGCTCCTCAATTTGTACAATTGCACCTAGCTCTAATTGGTATAGAGCCTCCTCTTGAGCCTCCTCTAGAGTATCCAACTCATACTCATTATATGATGCATTTTCGTGATATTTATATTTTACTGTGTACATAACATTAGCCTTTCACTGATAAGATTTTAATAACTTTAGACATTTTAACACCATGAGCACGATATGCAATTACTTGTACGTCTTTGCTATAACATGCTCGGCAGCCGCTACATTTTCCGCTATTCTCATATGCTTTGCACTCAAAAGCTCCGCTAGGTACAGTATCGCTAAAAATTGTACTTGTAGTATCTCCCTTAATAATTTCACCTTGTACGCTATCGCTAGACAATCGAACCACTACATTAGGCAGCTTTTGCATTAGTGCAATGATTTTTGATACTTAGGGAATTTATGCATTCTAGTAGGCAGCCAATGCTTAACCCATGGAGTAAGGCTCATAATTTGGTAGATTTTCTCCGCTAGCTCTACAGTGTACATATCTCCGCTATCGAACCAACGGAAATACCTAGAGGAATCTAGAGCTAGTACAAAATCAGAGACAAAGCTTTCATTTTTCCATGCTGCCTTATTAAAATCTCTAGGTGCTTTCACGTTAGGAAATCTATAGTTGCCTGTAGTTGCATAGCAGCCTTTGCATGCGTTCACTAGCTCACCATTTGAACCGATAGAACCCTGACAAGTCTCTAGAGCATTGAGTGACCATGAATTGATTCCGTCTAGCTTGCTAGTTTTACTTAGTTTAACTGTACTCATAATATATTCTCCATTTGATAAGCTCCATTGTAATGGTTTAGACATGTAGTTCAATAGTTTATATTCCATATTGTGAAATAGTTAGAGCTTGAATATTCTAGGTAGATAGTTTTTTCTATGCTTAGAGGGTTCTTCTCAGTCTCACTCTTTAGCTCTTTTGTCAAGTGCTTTTGTCATCCTGGATCAACTTTCTTTGTCAAAACTCTAAAGATTCCTGGAAAGTGTTGTTTTTAGCAACGGGGGAGGGGGTATCATTACTTAGTTTTTTCTCGGGGTGCTACCTAGATTCCTAAAAAGTAAAAACTGATCAAAATACTGCACTAAATGTAGTATATTATGAAGTAAAACACACTAGATCTAGTAAAAGATAAGTAGTTGATTTATAAGAGATTTCCCTGTAGATAAGAATTATTATTGTTTACAGGTAAAAGGAGTTCTAAAGTGTGCACTAAGATTGTACATTATAGTATACAAAACGACACAATTGTAAACATTCTGAAACTAATTGTAAACTTAATAAAAATAAAGCTTGACAAATTTAATAAAGTGTGTTATAATAATTGTACTTAAGAGAAAATGTTTGAGCACAAGCACTCTAAGGTACTTAATGTTAATAATTAACAATTGTCGTTAACTCTAAAGTAACTCTAGAGTAGAGAAAATCTTCTTGAGATGATCAAGGTAAAGGATATATGGATATTGTCGATAAACCCAAAGCTAAAAAGGGTAGACCTAAGAAGGAACTCATAGAGTCTAAGAGAAAGCCTGGTAAAGTAGGTAGACCTGCAGGGGATACATACAGAATACAAGAATTAAAAGCTAGATTGTTGTCAACAACTGGCGATAAAGTAATAAATAAGATTGTGTCTATTGCTATGACTGATGGACATCCTGTTCAAGGAGCAGCGTTAAAGATGTGCATTGATAGAGTACTACCTATCAGCTACTTTGAAAAGGATAAGAATGGTTCTTCTAGACCTGCAGTTAATATCACAATCACAGGCATCGGTGGGGAAAAGACTATTATCAATGGTTCTGATCCTGTCGATAATTATACTGAGTTTACAGACGTGGAGTATACGGAAGATGGAGAAGGTTGAGCAACTGTCTCAGATTATGGATTCTTATGGAATCCCTCCTGTAGCTCAAGCAGCTATGCTAGGTAACATCCATGTAGAAACTGGTGGAACATACGATCATACTACCAAGCAAAAAATGGTAAAGGTTATGGTCTATTTCAGTTTGACTTTCATAATAAACCTTATCAACAGATGCTTAAGACAGAGAAGCTTAAAGACTCTCCTGAGAATCAGATTAAATATTTCATAGAAACTATCTATGGTGATAAGCAGGATGTGATTGGTAAAGGTAATGCTGCTCAATTACGTAGTGTTATTGAACAAGAGCAAGATCCTTTGAAAACTACTCAATACTTATCTGACTTATGGTTCAAACCAGGTAAGCCTAACTTAGATGCTAGGTTTAAAGCTACTCAGATGTATGCTCCTCCTACTCCTGAAGTTAATACAGGTTTAAATGAATTACTAGGTGGTTTTGGTTATCTAAAGGATATGTTTAACTTTGGCAAACCTTAATGTAGAGTTACTGCCTTGGCAGGAAACAGTCTTTAATGACGATACACGCTTTAAAGTAATTGTTGCAGGTAGACGATGTGGTAAGTCTAGGTTATCTGCTGTATCTCTCTTAATCGAGGGTTTAAAGTGTCCTAAAGGATCTGCAGTAATGTATGTAGCTCCTACTCAAGGACAAGCTAGACAGATTATCTGGGACTTGTTATTAGACATTGGTCGTGAAGTAATTGCTTCTACTCACGTTAACAACTTAGATATTACTCTGATCAATGGAGCTAAAATCTATGTACGTGGTTCAGATCGCCCTGATACGCTTCGTGGTGTCAGTTTAACATACTTAGTGCTAGACGAAGTAGCTGACATTAAACCTGATACATGGGAAAAGGTATTACGTGCTGCTCTATCTGATAAAAAAGGTAAAGCATTATTTATTGGGACTCCTAAGGGACGCAACTGGTTCTACGATATGTATAACCTTGGTGACTCTGAAGAAGATGAAGAATGGAAATCTTGGCACTTTACTACTAAGGATAACCCACTAATAGATCCTAAAGAGATTGAAGGTGCTAAGAAGACTTTAAGTAGCTTTGCATTTAAACAAGAATATGAAGCTTCCTTTGATAACGCAGGTGCAGGTGTATTTAAGGAAGAATGGTTTAAGTTAGGTGAAGAGCCTAGAGATGGTTCTTACTATATTGCTATTGACTTAGCAGGTTTTGAAGACGTAGCTAAATCATCTAACAAGAAACGACTAGACGAATCAGCTATTGCTGTAGTTAAAGTAACAGATGATGGTAAGTGGTTTGTTCGGAAAATCGAACATGGTAGATGGGATATTAGAGAGACTGCTGTACGTATCCTTAAGAATATCAGAGAGTTTAAACCAACAGCGATTGGTATTGAACGTGGTTCTCTTAAGAATGCTGTATTGCCATATCTAAGTGACTTAATGAGAAAGAATAATATCTATGCTCATATTGAGGATCTTACTCATGGTAACAAAAAGAAATCAGATCGTATCGTTTGGTCACTACAGGGACGCTTTGAACATGGTCGTGTAATCCTTAACAAGGAAGAAGATTGGGATGAGTTCAGAGATCAGTATATGATGTTCCCTACACCTAACGTACACGATGACTTAATTGATGCTTTAAGTTATATCGATCAACTAGCTATAACAACATACTTCTCAGACGATATGGATGATGGAGTAGAACCTTTAGACTTTATATCGGGATATTAATGGACTACGATCAATGCCCTCTACCGTTGCAGAGTAATTCTCTCAATGTTAAAAATCACTTAATTGCTATTGAGCAACATGGCTTAGGTGCTCCTGATCCTACACAACCTAATGATGAGTTCTGGGCTGATAAAGCTAAGAAATGGAACTGTACTCCTGGTGATGCTAGAGGTCGTTTATGTATGAATTGTCGTTATTATGTTAACGCTACGATAATCAAAGAGTGTATTGATCATTTCCCTGCTAAGGATCTTAAAGCATCTCAGCTTCCTGTTACTCCTAAATGGAAAGACATGGAATCTAAACCTCAAGCATATTGTGTATTGTTAGACATTACATGTTCTCCAGTTAGAACTTGTGATAATCAATTAATGGGTGGTGCTATTGACGATGACAAGATGCAGTTACCTGAATTCAAAGATATCCTAACTAAAGATAAGGAAGAAGAATGAGCATTGTAGGTAAACTGTTTGGAGATATCATTCCAGAGATCGCTAGTAAAGCAACTAGTGATATCCCTAAGATGTTTGATGTTCCTCCTACTAATGATAAACGATTAATTGATCTTGCATTAGCTAACGTAGAGAACGTAACTAGTGACTTTAAGATTAATCCTGCTAAAACACAAAGAGCTAACACAACTCCTACCTATGACAAAGCTTTTGAAGTGTTAGGTATTAAAGAAGGTGATACAGTTCTTGACTACGGTGCAGGTCTAGGATTAGGTTCTAGAAGTGCTAAAGAAAAAGGTGCTAATGTTGTTACCTTTGAACCGTTCCCACAAAAAGATTTCCAACCTGACTTTACTAATCCTGAAGATGTTCCTTCTAACATTGCTGATAAGCTTGTTAATATGAACGTATTAAACGTACTTCCTAAAGACATGAGAGATCAGGCTGTAGTTACTATGGGTAGAGCACTTAAGCCTATGGGAGAAGCTATTATCAATACTCGTAGTGCTGCTGAAGTTAATGCAACTAAGAATAAAACTGCTTCAGGTGACGGATGGATTGTCGGTACAGGTAAAGAACGTACATTCCAAAAAGGATTTACACCTAAAGAATTACAAGCATACGTTAAAGAAATTTTAGGTTCTGGCTTTGCTGTAGATCCTGTTAAAAACTTATCAGGTGCTTCAGTAAAGATTAAAAAATTACCAGAACAAATTGTAGATGTAAATGCATCATCACTACCACAACCTTTTGAGGGAATGTAAATGGCTAAAGAAGAAATGATTGAACCTAAAGACGAAGCTGAAAAAGAATTAGTTTCGTTTGTTGTCGAACACTGTGACAAGTGGAGAGATCATAGAGATAATAACTATCTCAATCAGTGGGAAGAGTACGAGCGTTTATTCCGTGGTATTTGGAGTGCAGAAGATAAGACTCGTGACTCTGAAAGATCTAGAATCATTGTTCCTGCTCTACAACAAGCTATTGAAGCTAAACAAGCTGAGATAAGTGAAGCTGTCTTCGGACGTGGACAATTCTTCGACATTGAAGATGATTTAAACGATAAAGATCCTACTGACATTGAACTAGTTCGTAGACAGATGCATGAGGATTTTAAATATAGCAAGATTAAGAAAGCTGTAGACAATACAATTCTTTTAGCTGAACTATTTGGTACTGGTATCGGTGAGATTACTATCACTGAGAAAAACATGTATAGTCCTGCTACTCAGCCTATTCCTGGCTCACAAGCTGCAGCTATCGGTGTGATGGAAAAGAGTCAGTTTATGGTAGGTTTAAATCCTATCAATCCTAAGAACTTCTTGATTGAGCCAAATGCTACAAGTGTAGAAGATGCTTTAGGTGTAGCTATTGAAGAATACGTATCATTACATACTCTTGTAGATGGTATGATGAAAGGTATCTATCGTAAAGTAGATATTCAGCCTTCTTACGAGTCAACTGATATTGAACGTACACAAGAAGACATCGTTTATCAAGATGAAAAAGTACGTGTTATTCGTTACTATGGTTTAGTTCCTCGTGAGTACTTAAATGGTATCGAACAAGTAACTGAGCTATTTTCAGGAGAAGCTGAAGATTATCAAGACTTAGTAGAAGCTATTATTGTTGTTGCTGATGATCAATACTTGTTGAAGGCTGAAGAGTCTCCATACATGATGAAGGATCGTCCTGTTGTTGCTTATCAAGCAGACTCTATGCCAGGACGTTTCTGGGGTCGTGGAACTGCTGAGAAGGGCTACAACATGCAGAAAGCTATTGATGCACAGATTCGTGCTCACTTAGATTCTCTAGCTCTTACAACAGCTCCTATGATGGCTATGGACGCTACTCGCTTACCTCGTGGTGCTAAGTATGAAGTTAAACCAGGTAAGAATTTATTAGTTAACGGTGCTCCGTCTGAGATTCTAATGCCATTCAAGTTTGGTTCTACAGACGCAGGTAACATGACTACTGCTTCTGCATTCCAAGCAATGTTGTTACAAGCTACAGGTACTCTTGATTCAGCTTCTATGCCTGGTCAAGTAGCAGGCGGGGAAGCAACAGGTGCAGGTATGTCTATGGCTTTGTCAGGCTTGATGAAGAAGAATAAACGTACTCTAATCAACTTCCAAGAAGACTTCTTGATGCCTTTCATTCAGAAAGCAGCATGGAGATTCATGCAGTTTGATCCTGAAAGATACCCAGTTCAAGACTTTAAGTTCATCTGCAACTCTACTTTAGGTATGGTAGCTCGTGAATACGAACAACAACAGATGGTTGGATTGATGCAGACTCTAGGAAATAGTCCTATTACTCCTGTATTGCTCCAAGGTATCGTTAAATCATCTAGTTTATCGAACAGAGAAGACATTGTAGCTCAATTACAGCAAATGTCACAGCCTGATCCTAAACAACAGCAATATATGGAAGCTAAACAGCAGCTTGAAATCGCTCAGCAACAGGCTTTAGTGGCTCGTACACAGGCTGAAGCAGCTAGAGCAGAGGCAGAGGCTCAACAAGCCCAAGCAAACGCTGCTAAAGCTGTCCAACAGGCTCAGGCAGTTGTTCCTGAACTACAAATTAAAGCTATGTCAGCCATGAAACCTGATAATCAAGTTCCTGCTGAGTTTATTATGCGTAAAGATATCGCTAATTTAGCTCTAAAAGAACAAGATACAGCGTCAAATGAGCGTATTGCTATGGTTCAAATGGCAAATAAAGCAAAAAGTGCTTGACATTTTAAGAATTTTGTGATATAATATAACTATACTACCATATTTTTAACTCCCTGTCAAGGAAAAAGTTAATGGATCGTGAATTACAAGATTATTATGAGGAACGCTTCTCAATGTGTTCCTCTAAAGGTTGGAAACAACTAATAGAAGATATTGAAACTATGAGGGAAGCTACAGACACACTGAAAGGTGTTGAAACTGTAGAAAGCCTTCATTTTAAGAAAGGTGAATTATCCATTATTCAGTGGATTTTAAGCCTAGAACAATCAAGTAGAGAAGTCTACGATCAACTTCAAGAAGAAGCTGAGAATGAGTAGACGTTTATTTGAATTCAAATGTGAAGATTCGCATGTGACTGAACGATTCGTTGATGAAACGGTAAAAACAGTTCAGTGCAGTGAATGTGGTGCTGATGCTCAGAAGATACTCTCTGCATGCGGCATCTATTTAGAACCATTTAGCGGACTCCATCCTTCGAGTTATGACCGATGGAACAGAGTGAGAGCTGAGAAGCTGGCACAGGAGAGAAAGCAAAATGGGTAGTGGCTCACAAGCAGACTCTTGACTGCCGAGCTTTTTTTAATTAGTCCTAAAATCGCTAAGCGACAGGAGAAAAATATGGCTGAAATAATCGATCTGGAAGATGATCACGAACCGCAAGACCAAAACCAAGACCTTGATACTCAAGACAACCTTGATCAGGAAGTACCTCCTTCCTACGAAGTACCTGAAAATATCGTGGCAAGTCTTTAGAAGACATTGTTAAGATGCACCAAGAAGCTGAAAAGTTAATTGGTAGACAGGCACAAGAAGTTGGAGAAGTACGTAAACTTGCTGACGATCTAATAAAACAGCAAATCGAAAAAGTTAATAAGCCAGAGACAAGTACTCAAGAGGTGGATTTCTTTGAAGATCCGAATAAAGCAATTAATCACGCTGTAGAGAATAATCCTGTTTTACAACAATTAAAGCAACAAGCTGAACAAAACAAACAACAACAAGCTATTGCTACAATTGGTCAAAAACATCCAGATTATCTTGATATCGTAAATGACATGGATTTTGCCGATTGGGTAAGAGCATCGAAAGTACGAACACAGTTGTTTATTAATGCTCAACAGTATGATGTTGATTCAGCAGATGAACTTCTAAGCACTTACAAAGCTTTGAAGGGAGTTGATAAGCAAAAGACACAATCTAATGCTAACGAGTTGGCAGCAGCAGACAAAGAGCAACGTAAACAAACGATTAAAGCGGCTTCTGTGCAAGCAGGAGGTTCGGGTGAAACGTCTCAAAAGATTTTCCGTAGACCAGATATACTACGCTTAATGATGACTGACCGTGCAAGATACAACGACTTAGAGCCTGAGATTCGTCAAGCCTATGCCGAGGTCGAGTAAGAGGTTAGTTCTTTTACAATTTATTTAGGAGAAATTAAAAATGGCTTTAGGTACAAATCATCAAACACGCACTACTGCAGATAAGTTCATCCCAGAGATTTGGTCGGATGAAGTTGTTGCAACTTACAAAAATAACTTGGTTGCTGCTAACCTAATCAAGAAATTGAACTTCCGTGGTAAGAAAGGTGACTCAGTTCACATTCCTAAACCAGGTCGTGGTTCTGCAAACGCTAAGGCTGCATCTACTCAAGTTACATTGAACACAGATACAGCTACTGAAGTTATCGTTAACATCGATCAACACTGGGAATACTCAATCTTGATCGAAGACATCGTTGAGACACAAGCTCTTGCTTCTATGCGTCAGTTCTACACTGATGACGCAGGTTATGCATTAGCTCGTAAAGTTGACTCATTGTTATTGCAATTAGGTCGTGGTACAAACGGTGGTGACGGTACTTCTGCTTACACTGGTGCTTATTCAGGTGCTGATGGTACAACTGCTTACACAGGTACTGCAGGTGCTTTGACTGATGCAGCTATCCGCAGAACTATTCAACGTCTAGATGACAATGATGTTCCAATGGATGGTCGTTTCTTGATCGTTCCTCCATCAAGCCGCAACACTTTGATGGGTATCGCTCGTTTCACTGAGCAAGCTTTCGTTGGTGAAGCAGGTTCAGGCAACACAATCCGCAACGGTGAAGTTGGTAACGTATACGGTATTCCAGTATTCGTAACTAGCAACGCTGATGCTGCTACTGATGGTGATCGTATTGCATTGTTAGGTCACAAGGACTTCGCTGTTCTAGCTGAGCAACAAGCTGTTCGTACACAAACTCAGTACAAGCAAGAATGGTTGGGTAACTTATTCACTGCAGATACAATCTTTGGTGTTAAAGAGTTGCGTGACGGTTCTGCTTTTGCATTGGCAGTACCAGCTTAATTAACTAAGCTAAACTGATCCCTCTTCGGAGGGGTCTTTTTTAAGTCCTCTACGGAGGCTTTAAATAAGACAAGGAGTTTCAATGGCTAAGTTCAAAGATAAAGCTACTGGGAATATCTTCGAGTTTACTACAGATCATGACATTAAAACAATGCGTGAACATAGTGAATATGAAGAAGTAAAAGAAGAATCAAAACAATCAAAAAACCTAAGCAATCAGAGGAATTTTAAATGGCGATCTATCGTGGAGCAGGTGGTGCAGGTGATGCTGTTAATGACTCTTCTTCTGAAGCCAGTGCTGCAGTAATAGCTAAAGATGCTGCTATTGCTGCACAGGCTGCTGCTTTAGTATCCGAAACTCATGCTGCTACTTCAGAAACCAATGCGTCTACTTCTGCAACTTCTGCATCATCTGCGGCAAGTGCTGCTAGTACCTCTGCGTCTAATGCTTCTACTTCGGCTACCAATGCTGCTAGTTCAGCTTCGTCTTCTAGCACATCTGCTACTAATGCAGCTTCATCTGCTAGTGCTGCTAGTACTTCAGCTTCTGGTGCTTCAACTAGTGCGACTAATGCCGCTAGTTCAGCGTCTTCCGCATCCACTTCAGCGACTAATGCTGCCAGTTCTGCTACTGCTGCTGCTTCGTCAGCATCGTCAGCTAGTACTTCTGCATCTACTGCTACAACTAAAGCAAGTGAAGCATCAACTTCTGCAACGAATGCTGCAAGCTCTGCAACATCTGCGTCTGGTAGTGCGTCAACTGCTACGACACAAGCAGGAATAGCAACTACTCAAGCTACTAACGCAGGTAATTCAGCTACTGCAGCAGCTTCTTCTGCGACTAATTCAGCTTCTTCTGCAAGTGCAGCATCTACATCTGCAAGTTCTGCAAGCACATCAGCTACTAATGCTGCTACATCTGCTTCAACTGCTACAACTCAGGCAACTAACGCAGCTAATAGTGCAACCGCAGCGACTACATCGGCTACGAATGCTGCTAATTCAGCAACAAGTGCTTCAGGAAGTGCTTCTACAGCAACGACACAAGCAGGAATAGCTACAACACAAGCAACTAATGCTGCTAATTCAGCTACTGCAGCAGCTTCTTCGGCTACTGATGCTACAACTCAGGCAACTAACGCAGCTAATAGTGCAACTTCTGCAGGAACATCTGCATCTACAGCAACTACTCAAGCTACTAATGCAGCTAATAGTGCAACTTCTGCAGGAACATCTGCATCAAATGCGGCTACATCAGCTACGAATGCTTCCAACTCTGCTACTTCTGCAGCCAGCTCTGCTACTTCTGCAGCCAACTCAGCTAGTACATCACAGACTGCTGCTGATGCTGCTTTAGCAGCTCTTGATTCTTTTGATGACCGATATTTAGGACAGAAGTCTACTGCACCTACAGTTGATAATGATGGTAACGCTTTAGTTACTGGTGCTTTATACTTTGATACTGTCTCTAATGCTATGAAGGTATGGGACGGTACTCAGTGGTTAAATGCTTATGCTTCTTTGTCTGGTGCTTTACTAGCTACTAATAACCTTTCTGATTTAACTTCTACTTCTACAGCAAGAACTAACTTAGGTGTTACTGCTACTGGTTCAGATACTACTTATGCTTATCGTGCTAATAACCTTTCTGATTTAGTTTCTGCTTCTACAGCAAGAACTAATCTTGGTTTAGGAACTGCAGCAACTACTGCAGCAACTGACTATGCTACTGCTGCTCAAGGAGCTAAAGCTGATACAGCTTTACAACCTGCAGCAATAGGTGTAACAGTTCAAGGCTATGATGCTGACTTAGATGCTATTGCTGCTATTGCAGGTACATCTGGTTTATTAAAAAAGACTGCAGCTAATACTTGGTCTTTAGACACAAATACTTATTTAACTTCTGCTGTTACTTCTGTCACTGGCACAGCTCCTATTGTGTCTTCTGGTGGAAATACTCCTGCTATTTCTATCCCTGCAGCAACTAGTTTAGCTAACGGATATTTGTCTTCAACTGACTGGTCTACTTT